TTGCAATTCCTTGTAAGTTGCTTTTAACAACTCGACCGGGTCTTCTATATCTTCGTTGGTATATACTCCAAAACGGTGTTTAATTTCGCCATTTTGATGTAAGCCGTAGATGTTTCTAGCGGTCTCATTCGATACATAATTCTGCCCTGCAGGTTTGTCGACAGGGTCGCCTTTAGCAACAGACCACGATACATCTTTAAACTGGATTCTACGACCATAACCACCCGTAGCTTCCCCAGTTTCATCCGTGCTTTGTTCACCCTTACCACGCCCAATAAGAGCCGTCACAACCTCGTCAGATGATTCTTCATAGGTTATGTTCAGGATGTTAGAACCATATTCAAATTGATGCCCTGTTTTGCGTCCAAAACGCTGATTTAGGTCAATGTATCGTCCGATTATCTTGTTTTCGACAAAGGTATATCTAACTTTGAACTCGCAAGCGTAAGATTCAATCAATTTAACAAGAGCTTGTCTGACAGAAATGTAATAGAAAGACATATTACCATTAATTGTCAAACCGTCTACATAACCTAATTGGTAGCCAGTGCCCTTCAAAATCTCTCTTAAAACATCGCTTGCATTTCCGCCCGGTCGCTTATCTTCGATGATGAATGAATGCAAGTCACTTTCTGCTCTGTCTATCCCCTGGATAGTCAAACCGATGTCGTAAGATTTTTCAGAAATCCGAAACAAACAAAAAGCCCTGTCTCGTGATTGAAATCCGAAAAACTGGGCTTCTTTGATAATGTTAGGCTTGTAATCTACAGGAATTTCAAAGCTCGCTCTATCAAATTGATTTAATTCAATCGTATGAGTGAAATCTGCAAGGCTCGCTTCATCAATGACATCAATCAATTCTTCTGTTTGATTAAATAAATAGATCATGCGAATACCTCTTTATACTCAATACTATTTAGCAGAGCGCCTACAACTTGAAATGTATTAACGCCTTTTTGAAGTTTAAAATACCGACTATTAACCATGTCGAAGTTCATCAACTCGTTCCTGCCATTTAACGTGATTTCTCTTGTCTCACAATTAACAAGTAGATTTGGACCTTGAATGTAAGTAGCCTTTAGTCGAATATATCTCTGAGTTTCAAGATGTAGAATCCGAATCTCAGAGCCAGCTTGCGTTGTAAGTCTCAAAATAGGCTCTGTTGGAAAGTCTCCGTTATACGTTACTTTGTTTGTTGTAGCAGTTTTAGGTTCGGTATACTTGAACGGATCATGGCAAATAAAATGCAACTTGATAACCGTATCATTCGCATCTTCCAATTCTGGTTTCTTAACTTTTGAAAAGATTGCTTTATAATATCGGCCTGAATCATCACCGAATACTAATTTCTTGGCTTTACGAGAAAACAAGAGGCGATTTAATCGCTCGTACTGTTTCCGCATGCCTAAATCAGTAAATCCTGTTAACTTAACCTGTATTTCTATCTCACGCTCTTTATAAGTCGCACCATAGAGATATTGACCGTCTCGACCTTTGATAGTTGCAGTTTCGTGATGAAAATCAAGGACATCACGTCCTGTGGTGTTTGCCACAAAAAACGTTCCGTCCTCGTTGTTCATCTCTTGATTGAGGCTCACATCACCAAATCGAACTTCTAAGCCAGAGTTAAATGTTGGCGTGCCTCTTATTGTGTCATTAAAAGTATACATTTAAAACACCATTAAAGGCTTTGAGCCTTCAATCTTATCCTTTCTTCTTTACTTTGGATGTTTGAAATGTCAGAAACGAAGGCTCTGAAATCATTTGAACCAAGAGCGAGGTTAATAATAGCCGGTTCTTTCGTTTGATTTACTTCATAAGTAGCTGACAATGTACCAGATACGTTATTAGAGAAATCGCCCTGCAAGGCATTGGACATCGCTGAAACTCTAGAAACTGCATCGTCAAACATCGAACGAATACCGTCTGCCATTCCAGACACATTGCCTTTGACATCTTCAAAGCCACTCATTAAAGTGGTATTGAAACCACCCATGATAGCTTGACCAGCTGGTATCAGCAATCTACGGTCATAAGAGATAGGTCCTTTGTTTTCGGCAATCCAGCTAGCGATACCACCGACAAAATCTTGAACCGCTCCCCAAGCTGATTTTAGACCGTTTAAGAAACCATCGATGATAGCTTGCCCTGCTGCCCCTAAGTCAATATTCCATAATTGGTCAAAGAAGCCTTTAACTGCTTCAATAGCGCTAGAAACTCCACTTTTAAGCGCTTCTAATGCGTTTAAGAAACCTTCTTTCAAAGCGTTAGCAACATTCACTACAGTATCTTTAATCGCATTGATTGCAGTTGACACAAAGTTTTGGATACCCGTCCAAATTGTCGTAACTGTGTTTTGGATAGCGCTCAATACTGTGCTGATGATATTACTAATCGCATTAATTACCGTTGAGATAACTGTCTGAATACCTGTCCATACTGTTTGTGCAATACCTTTAACAGCTTCCCACGCACCACTCCAATTTCCTTGGATAAGTGCAGTTGCTACACTGATAATACCTGCTATTACATTCAAAACTGTTGAAATGATTGTTGAAATTACTGTCCAAACTGTCTGGACAATTGTAGTAAATACTGTCCAAACTGCATTCCAGACATTTTGAATAATCTGCATGCCTGTTGTAATCACGTTTTGAATCACTTCGATTGCACTTGTAATGAATTGCTGAATAGCTGTCCAAACCGTCTCAATGACCGGCTGAAGCATATTCCACGCAGTCGTAGCAACATCTACGATACCAGTCCAAATAGTAGACATGAACTCAGAGAAACCAGTCCATAATCCTTTTATTGTTTCGACAATAGGGGTCAAAAAATCAACAAATCCATTCCATGCATTTTTAGAAATATCTGTGACGCTATTCCAAAGAATTACAAAGAACTCAACTAAACCGTTCCAAGCATTTTTGATAGCTTCAATGATTGGCATCACTACTTCAACGATTCCATTCCAAACCGTTGTAGCTACTGAAACAATTCCACCCCACAAAGCTGAAAAGAAATCTTTTAAAGCATTCCAAACATTCATTAAAGCTTCAACAATAGGACGAGCACCCTCTAAAAAGCTATTCCAGACATCTGAAGCTACCTGCTTAATACCTTCCCAAAGTCCAGAAAAGAACTCAGTAATGCTATTCCAGACATTCTTAATGGCATCTATTACTGGTTTTGCTTTTTCTAAAAAGCCGTTCCATGCGTTTGAAGCAGTTTCTTTGACTCTATTCCATAAGTTAGAGAACCAGTCAACAAAGCCGTTCCATGCGTTTCGAATGCCTTGCCAAGCTTTTGAAGCGACGTTAACAATTCCATCCCATAGACCTGTGAAGAATTTTCTGAATCCTTCACATTTATTCCATAACAGAACGAATACTGCAACCAGCGCAATAACAATACCAATAATCCAACCAACTGGGCCTGATAAGACTGCTACTATCGCTCCCCAAGCCGAACTAAAAGCTCCAGCAATTGCAGAACCTTCCATAATACCTGAAATGAACGTTCCAATTGCTGAAATAGCTGGCATAATCCACCCGCCAATTTTTGTCAAGATATTTAAGCCGCCTAAGGCTATCCTAGCGAGTTTTGAACCTTCCGCCATAAATGTCAGTGCTGAGCTTGCTGCTTTAGAGCCTTTAGAAATGCCGATTAAGGCCATTCCCACATCTTTTATTGTTCTTAAACCAGCAATCCCACTTTTTGTTAAAACAACTGCTTTACTGAGACCATTTAAGGCAGTTGTCGTAGGTCCAATCAATGCCTTTGTTGTTTTAAAAGCAATAAACGCTTCAGCAATTCCTCTAATTTGAGCAGGGCTTAAACTTTCTACAACCTTGGCAAACGCTTGTAACGCCCCAGATGCTATATTTAACCCTCTACCTAGCTTTTGACCAAAAGATTCAAAATCTCCTCCAGCCAATGCAGAAACAACTTTCTTAATAGCTTGCCAGATTTCGTTTAATGTTACTTTGAAATTTGAAATAGCACCAGATTCTGAGAAACCTTTCCAAAATTCCTTCATTTTAGATACTGCGTTTGTTACAAATCCAGAAATCTTTTTCATGATTGAGTCAAAATCAATCTTATTTAACACATCTTCAAGGTTTGTTGCTAATTTATTAAAATCAATCTTATCAAGCTGATTCATGATAGCTTCAAGAGCCTTGATACCTGCTTTAGATAATGCGTCAAAAGCTGGCTTCAGTTTATTTGCTAGCGTCTCTTTCAAACCGTCTAACGCTTGATCAATCGTCTTGTAGCTTGTGGCCATGTCCTGCATCGACATCCCTGCACGTTTAAACGCTTCAGCGAAATCATCTGTTTTGACTTGTCCTGCTTGAATTTTAGTAATCAACTCATTTAAAGACATTCCCATCTCTTTAGCGACGGCACTCATACCTGCTGGAGCTTGTTCCATCATGACGCGGAAATCTTGCCATGAAATCTTCGGTTTAGCTAAAGCCTGCACCATTTGTTGAGACAAGGATTTCATGGCTTGTTTCGGATTTTCAGCGGATGCAGCAAGACCACCCATAGCCTTAACTAGTTCACCACTATCTCGACGACCAATTGCAGCCATCTGCGAGAATGTGCTAGCCATATCTGAAGCTGAGTAGATGGTTTTAGTCGCATAGTCCTGCATGGCCTCTTTAGCTTCGTTAATTTGGTCTTTCCCCCAGCCTAGCTTGCTAAGGTTACCATCGAACGTGTCCCATGCTTTCTTGGAACTGTTCAACTCACCAACCATTTCACCCAAAGAATTCTTGATACTTCCAAAAGCTGAAGTTACCGCTGAACTAACAAGATTAGCGCCCAACATCGATTTGAACATTGAACCACTCTTATTTGAAATCGTATCAAATGCAGATGATGTCTTTTGAAGTCCGTTGATAGCTTTCTGTAGACCGTTCAAAGTAGAACTCATTCCTTTGTCAACCGCAGTAAGCACCGCTTCGACTGAATAAGTTTCTGCCATTATATACCTCCTTTCGTTACATATTTGCTCTCAGTAAGAGTTGTTTCTCTTTCTCTGAGAGTTGATACTTATGTTTCGCAGTATCTTTCTTCTTGTAAAAATCACTATATCTTCGATATAAAGGAGTTTTACCATCCGATTTGGTAGCTTCTACCTGTCTAGACAACCAAGCAGAACGATGCAAGAGTTCATCTTCATCTTGCTTTCTTAGCAACACCCCAGTCATTAACAAGTCGTACTCATACATTGTCATACGACCAATCTCGTTCATGTCTGTGATATTCAAAAATCGGACACAATTTATAATGATTTCCTCAAACGTTTCAAGAGATGATTTCTCAACTATTTCTTGAGGCCTTGGCTCATCTCCGACATCAAAGACTTACCCGCATTTGACTCACTCAATTCTTGAAGTACATCATCAAACAACTGCTCTAAATCTTCATGCTCTTCAACGAATGTTTCAACATCAACCAAAGAAGGTCGTGGGCTTTCTGTGACTGTCCCGTGATAGATAACATCGGCTAATGAAGCGATGTTCTTAGCGTACAATTCAGGAATTTTAGCAGATAGAGCCATGCCGAATTTCAAACCTTGTCGTTCGATTGGATAAGCTTTATCTAGTGAACGAACGAATTTAACACCGAATTTTACATTGTGAGTTTTACCATTGATTACTAATTGCATTGTTGTTTCTCCTTTTTTCTAAAAAATACAATAAAAAAGAGAGGCATGAACCTCTCTTAATTTCTATCCACCGATACCAGGTACTCCAGAAACTGAAGTTACAGAACTTGGTGAGCTAGTTGTTGTTTTAGTAGTGTCAGCAAACTCATACTGAACGACTTCAGCTTGGCTAGCGTTAAGAGTAGCATATCCCTTGACACCAGTTCCGTTTACTGCAATTTCAAGTTCTAACTCAATCAAATCTTCAGCGTTCTTGGTTTTCTTGAATGATGTCAAGTAACCTTGATAGTACACTGACTCGTATTTGTCACCTTGTTTCTTAGCATTCTTCTCGATTTCCCAAACTTCGATAAGTTCACCCTTATCCATTGCTTTTTCAAGTTTAGCAACAAGTTCATCATCTTCTGCCATGATCGTTGTAGCAGTGATTGAAACCTCAATACCACCGACAGATTGAAGAACGCCATCTTTTGTCTTAACTGAGTTAGCGTCACGGCTCTTTTCAGATGAATGTTCAGTCTGGAATGCTAACTTAGCGCCGTCAGCTTTGCTTGCTTCACTTAGTAAACGGAACAATAGAATACTGTCAATCCCTTTTTTTGCAATTGGCATTTTTTATCCTCTTTCTTTTATAAAATTGTAAATACTAAACGAACACGACCACGTTTCAGCGGTTCGACTGTCGTGTTGTCGTCAAAAAGCGATATTGTAGACTGCGAGATATTTAAAGCTAGATGATAGCCATCTGCCTCGCTAATCTTCATCGCTTCAGCAAAGATATTCGAACACATATCTGATACTTGTTTGCGTTTTTTACGGGTACTCCACACCGACAAAACCAACTCTACTGTACCTTTCACATCCGTTTTATTTGGAACGAGATTCGTCGTCGTGTCCTCAAATTCAACGAACGGATAAGGAACGTTGTCGTCTGGCTTGTAATCGTATGTTTTATAACCCAAAAAAAGACAACGTTTAAATACGCTGTCAAAAACTGCTTGCTCTCTTGATTTCATTTAACCAACCTTTCCAAATCATTTTTAAAAAGTTTCTTCTGATCATCAAAAGCTGGCTTGATAAACGGCTGTGCGCTCATTTTGCGAGTTCCTAATTCAACGTAAGCAGCATAATCAGTCCCAGGCGCTACTCGATACTTAAACCTATCTATCTTGCTACTGTTAACAGAGATAGAGCCCCTAGTAGCACCAGTGGGTTTTATGAATTTCTTGCCTCTATAATGACCTTTGAATTTAGCGTTTTTAACTGCTTTCTTTTGCATGGCTTCGCCATTTTTCTCAACAATACGCTCCACTTCTTCCATCTTAGCCACTCTTTGAAGTTTGGCTTGAAGTTTATCAAGGCCTTTTAGTTCAAATTGTAAGCTACCCAATAGAGTTGTCCTTCTCTAAATAGAATACTCTTCCAGACTGCTTATCTGCCCTGCATTTATAGCGTTCTTTTCGATAATTGAGATAAGTGAATGCGATTTTAGGTGCATTTTGGAAATAAACCACTTTTGAACCACGCTTATATTCGCCAAAAAGAGCAGTTTGTTT